GCACAAAATTCTTGAAGCTTTGTGAAACATATGACGGTGCAATGTTCTCGACTTTCCAGAGTCCGTCGTCACGCTGTCGAATAGTCCCGACGCATTGTCTGTCAACTAAAACTCGAAAGCTTTTTGGATCGTCTTGAAATAAACTGAACATGTCGTGTTCTCCCGTAGTCCCGTTATGAGAGTAGTAACAGTGAAAAAAAATAAAAGAAAAAAGAGAGAGGCTCGAAAGCCCCTCTCGATTTACTGGTAAATCATTCACCATATGCAAGCTTCAGTGTAACGACTTCTCGAACCAATTCAGAAGCGGTGTCAGTATTTTTGGCTTTAATGTTCGCACCATAAGCTTTTTTGAGTGCTGCGAGTGCCGCTTCAAATTCTTTTTGTTCGGCGCTTTTGCCTGCTTCTTTGTATTCGGACCAGCATGCGCCGAGTTTTGATAGTGTCATAACGTCGCCTTTTTTGTTATACTTAGGCTCGAAAGTATCGAGCACTTTTTCGAAAGCTTTCGTTGCGGATGCATATTGTTTTAATGTTGCAGGCGGCTGACCATTTGGACCCTCAACAGGTACTGGCGTATTTTTTCCATGAATTGGAACCATAACTTCATGAGTGAATCCCATGTTGTGATATACTTCAGCCCATACTGCAGAAACATCGTCCGCGTTTACTAGTAAATCAAAAACGCGGTTTTCATTATACATACGATTTTCTTTTATCGTTTTGGCGTCCTCATTATGCAATTGCTTTGCATTCAAGTTTTCGTCGAGATATTCGGCAATTTCAAAAGCCGTCGTTGTGATTGACGTTACGCTGTTTACTGGTAAATCTGTTTTTGTGTTAGCCATTGTCTTTAAGCCTCTTTGGTTTATGTTGCACTGCAACATGTGAAAATATGGGGACAATCCCCATAATGAACTATATCGGAATGGTCTGAATAACTCAACCTATTTATCCATGTTAAATTGCATAGCAGGTATGCGCTTAACGCATAGCATAGGGGGGATGGTATACGGATATAAAGATATCTTTATATGTATATATAACAGACGCGAGAGAATAACCCCACAAGCTTTGTGGACATTAGATAATAACCACAATTTTCGTAGGGTCTTTGCAATACCCACAATTTTCGAAGGGTTTCTCGGAATACCCACAATTCTGGTAGGGTTATTAATTTTTAACCCCACCCAAAAAAACTTGCCCGTGTCGTGCGCGTAGTAATTGATCCTAAAGGATAATTTCAAATTAAAGCGGTTTATAATCATATTCTAAAATTAAAAATTTGTCAAATATAAAAAATAAAAAAGGAGTATTTCTAGAATACCCCCCCTTTATAAAATATCGCTAAATCTAGAAAATTATAGTAGAAAAAAATAGAGGGTATATCATCATAAGACTATCCAATGATATTTGTCCGCATCTATTTAAATATGTAGGTAAGTGTTTGAAGTAATGAAGTTAATGAACTACATTTATAAGCAGTTTTAAGTGTGGGTATATCATCATGATAAAGTAGACTACCCTACTCTATTGAATAACATGCTTAACTTGTCCGCATCTTTAACAGTCTTTAACATATATTAATATTGTATATACTGTGTATTATTATTATTAACAACTTTAACATAGTATTTATAGTTATTTAAATAATATATATAATATATATAATATATATAGTCCCTTTGCTTGTTAAAGAGAATCGTAGCATATTTCAAAAAGGTTTACAAGACTAAAATTAAAAATAAAATGCTTGTCTTACTCTTTGGTTTGGTCTACCCTACAAGTAGTCGGGTTTGGTCTTAATAATTAAAGGTAATCAAATTATGAAAAATAGTACTTTAGAATTACAAGACGAACTTGACTCTTATGATGTAGATAATTCTCTTACAGCAGTTGCAGCTTGTTCTGAACTAAAAGATTTAAAATCTTATAAAGATATTATAACGCGTAAACATAATATTAGTTCTTTAGCATCAGCTAAGTTAATTTCAAATACAATATTTGAACTACAATCTTTTATCGCATTTACTCCAGCTATGACTCGTCCTACAGAAGCTGGTGAACTTCTTCGTACAACCTATATAGAATCTCTAGAAACATTATATCTATTTAGAGATATTCTAATTGGTATGCATAAAGACGATGAAGGTTATCAGGACGTAAAAATAGTAATGGATAATAAAGAAAATGACATCTTCGACTAATACTGAATCTATTATAAATTCATCAGATATTCAAAGTTACGGTAATTTAAAAAAATCTCTTACAGATTATGTTTATACTAAATCAAATGAAGACTTCTTAACTTTTGTAAGAAAAGAAGCTCCTAAAATTGTACCTGAGTTTAAGATGGGTAGGCATATTCAAGTTCTTTGTCATAAGCTGCAGCAAGTAGTAGATGGTAAATGTAATCGATTAATGGTCTTCCTACCACCGAGATCAAGTAAATCAGTAATCTGTTCTAAACTATTTCCAGCATGGTATATTGGTCGTAATCCTTCTCATGAGATTATGTCAGTCTCTCACAGTGATCAACTAGCTTCTGACTTTGGTAGATCAGTAAGGGACATTGTAAACTCAGAAGACTACAGTAAAATATTTAATGGAATACGATTAAGATCAGATGTTAAGGCTGCAGGTAAATGGAAGACGAATAAGAATGGGTCTTACTATGCAGCTGGTGTAAGATCACAGATTGCAGGTAGGGGCGCTCACATTGCTCTCTTAGATGACGTGATGTCAGAAGAAGATGCAATTAGTGAGAACGGTAGACGGTATATTAAAGAATGGTATCCATCTGGCTTACGAACTCGTGTAATGCCTAATGGTGCAATTATTATTATTAATACTCGTTATCACTTTGATGACATCTGTGGGTGGCTTTTAAAACAAGAACAAGAATTAGAAATGGATAATAAATGGGATGTAATCCGCATTCCAGCATGGTTAGATGAAGAATCAGCAGAACTGTTAGACTTACCAGTTGGCTCATCGTATTTTCCAGAGTGGAAACCAGATAGTGTTTTAAGAATTGATGAACAAGAAATTAAAGCATCTAACGGTAGCAGATACTGGAATGCTTTATACATGCAAGACCCACAACCAGATGAAGGTGGGATCATTAAAAAGAAATGGTTTAAGACATGGGAATATGAAGACCCTCCAGCTTGTGACTTTATTCTTCAAACTTATGATACGGCATTCAGTACTAAGTCAACGGCTGACAATAGTGTAATTCAGACATGGGGTATCTTTACTTCAATGGATGAAGATGTTAATGGATATGAACAACCAACTGGTAATTTAATTTTATTATCTAATGTTTATGGTAGATATGAATATCCTGAACTTCGTAGACTAGCTCAAGAAATGTATGCTGAATATAAACCTGATGTCTGTGTAGTTGAAAAGAAAGCAAGTGGTCAATCATTGATTCAAGACATGCGAAGATCACGTATTCCAATCTTAGAGTACATGCCAGATAGGGATAAAGTCTCACGGGTCTACGCTGCGTCTCCCTACTTAGAAGCAGGTAAAGTGTGGCTACCTGATACTGAATGGGCTGATGCTTTATTTATGGAATCAATTCAATTTCCAAATGCAGCACATGACGATATGGTTGACTGCATGACAATGGCAATTATTTACATGAGAGATAGTTGGAATTTAATACATCCTGATGATATTGATCATGAAGACTATGATGATTTTGGATATAAAAAACGTAAAAGAGCTTATTGGAGAGTTTAAGTTTGTCTATTAGTTGAAATCTCTTTATACTAACCATTAAATTACTTTATTTTTTTACTGTCCATCAGGAGAATAGCATTGGCTACAGAACGAAACCCTTTTGAAATGAATATGAACTCTACTACAAATAATAATATTATTGAATTAGATGTAGGAGAACCTGATTCTGAAGCTACATTTGAATATGATGCTAATGATGGAAGTGTAGTTGTTGACTTCTCAATTGAAGCAGGAGATAACCCATCTGTTAATTATAGTGATCCTGCAGGTTTCTATAAAAACTTAGTCAATGAACTTGATGATGACAACTTAGAAGATATTGCAGAACAAGTTATTAATTCCTATGAAGCTGATTTAGAGTCCCGTGCTGAATGGGAAGATATGTTCACAAGTGGTTTAGATTTATTAGGTCTTAAACTTGAAGAGACTAATGAACCATTTGAAGGTGCATGTACTGCAGTTCATCCACTATTGATTGAATCTGCAGTCTCCTTCCAATCTAAAGCAAGTGCAGAACTATTTCCTGCAGGTGGTCCAGTTAAAGCTCAAGTATTGGGTAAGATTACTACTGAAAAACAAGATCAAGCTAATCGTGTTCAGGAGTACATGAACTACCAGTTAACTGAGCTTATGCCTGAGTACTTTGATGAAATGGAGCGTATGCTCTTTCATCTCCCACTCTTCGGTTCAAGTTTTAAAAAGATGTACTATGATAATGGTATGGATCGTCCAGTCAGTGAGTTCGTTCCTATTGATCAATTTGTAGTATCTAATTTCGCAGTTAACTTACGAAGTGCAGACAGATACACTCAAGTGCTTTACCGCAGCCCAATCCAACTTGAACGTGAGATTGCAGGTGGCATGTATGAAGCATCTGATAAGCTATTAGAAAATCCTGAAGTTCCTAATCTTTCTCCGCTTCGTACTAAGATGAACTCAGTTACAGGCGTGTCTCCAACAAGTTCTGACTTTGATGGTCAGTATACTTTACTTGAACAACACTGTTATTTAGATATTGAAGATTTAGAAGATGATACGAATCTTACTCTTCCTTATATTGTAACAATTGATATGGATAGCAGAGCAGTTCTATCAATTCGTCGTAACTATGATCCTGATGATCCACAACGGAAAAAGAAACTATTCTTTACGCACTATCGTTTTGTTCCTGCATTGGGATTTTACGGTATCGGTTATATTCATATGTTGGGTAACTTAACTGCATCTGCAACATCAGCAATGCGTAGTCTACTTGATGCAGGTCAGTTTGCTAACTTACCAGCTGGTTTCCGTGCTAAAGGTGTTCGTATCACTGGTGATAATGATCCTATAGCTCCCGGCGAGTTTAAAGAAGTTGAAGCAACTGGAATGGACCTTTCAAAGTCAATTGTTCCATTGCCATACAAAGAACCATCACAAACTCTTTTTGCTATGCTTCAGTTTGTAGCATCAACTGGGCAGAAGTTTGCAGATAACACAGAACAAGTAATTAGTGATGCAGCTTCTTATGGTCCAGTAGGGACTACAATGGCATTGCTAGAAGCTTCAAGTAAGTTTTTCTCTGCAATCCATAAGCGTCTACATCATGCTCAACGTGAAGAGCTTAAAATTCTAGCTCGAATTAACTATGAGTCAATGCCTGTTGACTATCCGTTTAAGATGGCAGGGGATGAGATTCAAGTCTTACGTAAAGACTTTGATGGTCGTATTGATATTGTTCCTGTATCTGATCCTAACATTCCGTCTTCAGCGCATCGTATGATGATGGCTCAAATGGCATTGCAGATGGCTCAACAAGCTCCACCGGGAATGTATAATACTGAAGAGCTACATAAAACTATTTTGAAAGCGGCTCATATTCCTAATCTAGATTTAATTATTCCATCTAAGCCCCAGCCGCAACCTCTTGATCCTGTCTCTGATATCTTAGCCGCATCTAAAGGAATAGCTATTCGTGCTTTTGCAGGACAGGATCATGATGCTCATGTCCAAGTTAAAATGGCTTACATGCAAGACCCTGCTAATGGAGCAAATCCAATTATGCAGCGTATTGTTCCAATCTTGTCTTCTAACATTCAAGAGCATTCGGTAATGAAGTATCAAGAACAAATGAATGGTGTAACTCAACAGATGCTACAGGGGCAAGAAAACGTCTCTCCACAAGCTGTAGAGCAAGCTATGATACAAGCTGCCCAAAAAGTGCTAGTTGCTAACCAGCAAGCTGCTAAAGGCCCACAAACACCAGAAGAGCAAATGGTTATGATGGAAGGTCGTCGTATTGATCTTGAAGAGCGTAAACTTCAAGTTCAAATGGCTAAAGATAATTCTCAAAGTATACTTAAAGATCGTCAACTTCAATCTCAAATGGCTAAAGAAAATGCTGAAAGTACTCTTAAAAACCGTGAGCTTGATATTAAAGAACGTGAACTTGCTTTGGAAGCCTACATTGAAGGTGCAACTAACTTAATGAAAGCTGAAGAAAATGATAAAGATCGTCAGCTTAAACAAATCCAAGAAGCTCTGAAAATGTTAAGTGAGTTAGCTAAACAAGATAAAACAATTGACTTGCAAAAAGGTATGGCAGTCTTTAAACTAATGGAAGATGAACTTAAAGATGTTCGTAAAGCTGCTTTAACAAATAATTCTTAAAAGGAGAATATTTAAAATGGAATATAAATCAAATGGAACGGGTTGTGGGGATACTGCTAAAATTCCTACAGACCAATTTACAGTGCGAGCTAACAAAGGTGTTCTAAATAATTTTGATAAGTCTTCTTATCAGGTTCCTACATCTTCAAAAGGTAGCTCCTCTAAATAAGGAATTAAACTTTGATATTAACGACTGACATCCGTAGAGGTGTTGAAGAAAAAATTAAAGATGTAAAAAATTCGCTTGCATCAGGCTCCGCTTCAGATTATCCTGAGTATCGGTACATCGTAGGCTACTTAGCTGGTCTTACAGATGGTGCTGATATTTCCGTCGAAATATTAAATCGACGTTTAAAAATTGATAACGATGAAGAGGATTTTAAATAAAACAATGCAACATCAAACAATGAGCAAAGCATTAAAAAATGACGAATGGATTGCAGATATTGACGTACCTGATCCTAAAGTACTTCCGAAACTAACTGGTTTTCATGTTCTAGTAAGACCAGTTTCAGTTAAACGCCAAACTAAAGGTGGGATTATCCTACCTGACTCAACGCGTGATGATATCGCGTACCTTACAACAGTAGGGCGAGTTGTGGCTTTGGGTGATTTAGCTTACGAAGATAAAAGTAAATTTCCAAAAGGTCCGTGGTGCAACGTAGGAGATTACGTTAGCTACGGTAAACACTCAGGAGTTAAACTAATCTATAAGGGTGTTAAACTCCTTCTTATCTTTGATGATCAAGTTATTATGACTGTTAGTGATCCTACTGATTTGGATACGTCTTATAACTTATCAACTGGCGGATAATATTTAAATTTGTATACTTTTAGAATACATTGTATTTTAAAGGATAGTAGCGTAACCGACCATTTCGCAATGGCGTACAGGAGAAAATAAATGGCTGAAGAAGCTGTTAACTACGAAGTTGAAGACTCAGAAGATTGGGGTAAAATTACACCTCCAGAAAAAACTGAAAAAGTTGCTGTTGAATATGAAGTTGAAGGTGAAGAAGATAATACTAATGAAAAAGTAGAGTCAGCGCCTGAACAAGAAGAAACAGCTACTGAAAAACCTTTAGAAGAACAAGCAACTGAATTAAAAGGTGTTGAAACTAAAGGTGCACAAAAACGTATCAGACAATTAATTAAGCAGCGAAAAGATCGTGAAGATCGTATTGGAGAACTTGAAGCACGAGTTACTGAATACGAAAATAAGCTTAAACAAAAAGATAATGAAATTGTTAGTACGTATAAAAAGAATTTAGACTCTAACGAAGTACAAGTTAATGACCAAATTAAACTCGCTGAAGGAGCTTATCGTAAAGCTCTAGAAAGTGGGGAAGCTGATGAAATTGTTATTGCACAACGACAATTAAATCGAGCAGAGTTGCAGCTTGATAATCTAACTAAAGCTAAGACTGCTTATTCAGATTATGAAGCTAATAATCCACAACCTGTTCAGCAACAACAACAGCAACAAGTTCCTCAACAGTCAACTCCTAATCCTGCAAACTATGATCCTAAAGCAGTAGAATGGGCAACACAAAATGACTGGTTTGGTCAAGATCAAATTATGACCGCAGCTGCAATTGCAATTGATGAGCAGCTTAAAGGCGAAGGATTTGATCCTACTGACGATGAGTTTTATGAAGAAATTGATCAACGTCTTCAACAATCTTTTCCTAAGAAATTTAAAAAACAGGCAAAGGTAGTAGAAGAAGAAGCAGATCAAGAAGCGGAAGTAAGGGAACCGAAACAACCCTCTCAAGTGGTAAGTGGAGCATCACGCACTGTCGCTAACCCTAAAACAAACAGGCCAAATAAAGTTAAGCTAACGCGAGACGATATTGAAATGGCTAATCGTTGGGGTATTCCTCTTGAACGGTATGCAGAACAAAAGCTAGTTGCTGATAAAGCAGAAGGCGAGTATACCACAATTATTACATCTAAGCGTGGAGGCTAAAAATATTATGACACGTAACACATTAAAACAAGCACGTAGTGAGACAAACCGTGAAACTGAACAGCGTTCTTATGAAGAGTATACCTTTGAAGAACCAGACTATCTTGCAATTCCAGATATAATCAAAGACCGTTTTGCTGATGAAGGAATGATACTTCGGTGGTTGCGTATTGAAATACGCGGTAAAGAAGACATTCAGAATGTAGGAAAACGACTTCAAGATGGTTGGGTGTTTGTAACACCTGAAGAAGTTCCCGAAATGTCACACAATTCTCTCGTGAAGAATGAAGGCCGTTATGCAGGTACAGTCTGTCGTGGAGACTTAGCACTTGCTAAAATGCCAGCTGGTAAGGCAGAGGCTCGAAAAAGGTATTATGAAGATCGTAGTCGTGAAATGATGGATGCAGTTAACGCTCAACTTGAAAATCAAAACGATTCTCGTATGCCAATTTCAAACTCAAGTAAATCATCGGTTGTTCAGGGACGTGCGCCTAACTTTCAAAAGTAAAGGTAACACTGTTGTTGATCAATTATTTTGTCATGGTAATTTTAATTAAGGAGAACTAAAATGGCTCTATCTAAAGCTCTTGATGGTTTCCGTCCTTCACGTCAAAAAGGTTCTGCTACCAATTCTTCAGGTGTTAGTGAATACTCTATCGCTTCTGGTTATGCAGCAAACATTTTTAACGGTGACGTTGTAACCATTAATGTTGGTAAGGTCGAAGTTGTAACAACTGTCGGTCTTGGTAACGATATTCCTCTTGGTGTTTTTGCAGGGTGTACTTATACTCAAAATGGTGCACCTGTTTTTGCAAAATATTGGCCCGCAAGTACATCTGCTTCTGACATTGTAGCATTTGTAAATGACGACCAAAACACTACTTTTATTGCTCAAGCTGATGCTGCAGTTACAGTAGGTGATGTTTATTCCACCACCTTTAACGTAACTCTTGGTACAGGTTCTACATATACTGGTCAATCTGGTCATGGTATTGCTGCCGCTACTCGTGGTGACGATGGTATGCTAACCGTATTGGGTGCATTTAAAGAACCGGGTAATGCTCTTGGAGATACAAATCCACGGGTTGAAATCATCTGGAAACAGCATGTTAACGCTTATCCAACTGTCGGAATTTCCGCAGGTTAATGAAAGGGAGATAAATAAATGGCTATTAATCGCAGTAGTATTGCAAAACAACTCCTTCCCGGACTTAATGAGATTTTCGGTATTTCTTATGGTGAAGTAAACGACGAACATGCTCCACTCTATGAAATCGAAAACTCAGATCGTGCATTTGAGGAAGAAGTTCTATTCACCGGCTTCGGCTCTGCCCCTACTAAATCAGAAGGTTCAGCAGTCCAGTATGACAACGCACAAGAAGGTTACACAGCCCGTTACACAATGGAAACTGTAGCTCTTGCGTTTGCTATCACTGAAGAAGCTATGGAAGACAACCTATATGACACCTTCTCGAAGGTTCGTGCTAAAGGTCTAGCTCGTGCTATGGCTAACACCAAACAGGTTAAAGCTGCAGACGTATTTAACAATGCGTTTTCTACAAGCTATAACGGTGGTGACGGTCAACCTTTGATTTCAGCTACTCACCCAACTATTGGTGATGGAAATCAATCTAACACTGTAGGAGCAACTGATTTCTCAGAAGCTGCTCTTGAAACCGCAACGATTGCAGTAACTAAAATTAAGGATGATCGTGGTATTTTGATCGGTGCTTCAACTGAATCACTTCACATTCCATCTGATCTTATCTATACTGCAGATCAAGTACTTAACTCGCCGGGTACAACGGTTGCAGGTGGTTCATCTGCATACGCACAGAACAACATCAATGCAATTCGCAATCAGTCTGTTGTTTCTGATGGGTTCTATGTTAACCGTCGCTTTACGGATACCAACGCATGGTTCCTAAAGACTGACGTTCCTAATGGTACGAAGATGTTCGTTCGCGTTCCTCTCCAAACCAAAATGGAGCCTGATTTCGATACGGGTAACATGCGCTTCAAGTCTCGTGAGCGTTATGCTTTCGGTTGGAGTGACTGGCGTCAGTGGCGCGGTGCTTCTGGTTCAAGCTGATACTGGAAGTTACAATCTAGACGATTTCTAAATCGTTCTAAAAAAGTTAAATTGAAAGAGCTTCTTCGGAGGCTCTTTCTTTTTTTCTTTGTTTGTTTAAATCCTTTTATACTACTATAATTAAATTTAACGATGCTATATAATTATAATAGACTTTAAAGGAGATGTAATTGTGACAACAAATATTCGTTCAGCTTTTCTTGTAGGTAGTGGAGTACTTGTAGACATTACTACAAGTGTTACAGTTGCTGACACTCGTATTCGATCTATTCATGCTACTGGTTCAGGCATCTATGTTTTAGATGGAACTTCTACAACTGCATTAGGAACAATTGCAGGAAACATTGTTAAGTTTGATGTAACTGGATCAGCTTATTTAGATTGGACTGATTTAGGTGTGCGTATGGATGGTCTTGTTTCAGTAACAGCGCCTACATCTGCAGCAACTCTTACAGTATTCTACGGATAACATATAAATGACCGATTATACTTATCTTGTAAATGATATTATCAGTGCGTGTGAAAATGATGGAACTGAGTTTTTAGCTTATGTTCCTAACATGGTCAATCGTTCTGAAGAAAGACTAACGCGAGATTTAGATGATTATGGTTTAGTTGTTCAAACATCAATTGCAGTTTCTGCTAGTAATGCAGAAATTACTCTTCCTACTGGTACACGCATCGTAAAGAATTTTAATCTGATTAATAACGGTTCTAAAATTAATTTATTGTTAAAGACTGATGAGTTTTTAAATGCAGTATGGCCTACAAGTGCTTCAACTGAAGTACCAAGATATTACTCACGAGTTACAGATACTCGTGTACGTCTTGCACCTACACCTGCTTCAACATCAGACGGTATTTTAATGACTGTTGCTAGACCTGTAACCTTAACATCTGCAAACCCCACTAATTATTTTACTGAGATTTGTTATGATGCTTTATTTAATGCTTCAATGGTTGAAGCTATGGTGTTCACTAAAAACTTTTCGGCAGTTCAGCTATTTGAGCAAAGATACATGCAAGCTGTTGAGACACTACGAAATCAAGCTCGCCGTACTCGTAGAGACGATATGGCTGCTCCTGCATCACCAGCAGGTGCTGACAACACAGTAATTGCGTATTCTAATTAACATTAATTTAAAGGAGATTTAAAAATGGCTCGTAACTCAAGAAATCGAAGCAAGAAAAAGAAACCTGTAATGGCTGAAGATGTTTTAGATAACGGACTTTTTGGTTTAGGTGGTTTTCCTTCTAAAGAAAAAGAACGTCGGCGTAAAGGTAATAAAGCTTATTCGTCTGAAGATGCCAAAAAAGCTCGGCAAGATCAAAATACTACTAAATCTAAACCACCTGCTGCTTCTGCTAAACCAGCTGCTACTTCTGCTAAACCAGCTGCTACTTCTGCTAAACCAGCTGCTACTTCTGCTAAACCATCTGCTACTTCTCCTAAAACAAAATCTTATACAATTAAAAAGGGAGATACTATTAGTGAGCTTGCTAAAATATACGGTACTACTGTTGGTAGACTACTGAAGGCAAACCCTTCAATTAAAGATGCTAACTCTATTCGTGTAGGACAAACAATTAAAGTTAATCCTTTATCTCGTAAAAACGATGAGGGAATATATTCAGGAACTCCTAAAAGTGTTTTTAAAAAGCCATCAACCTCTAAAGAAAATACTAAAATATCAAATGAAGAGAAACCAGCTAAGAAAAAACGTGATCGTTTATTTGGTTTAAAATCTATGCCTCAAATTGATTCTAAAAAAGGTGGAGATAAAGTTAACTTACCGTTTGGTTTAGGTTCATATGAAACTCTTCCACAAGAAGAAGATTATTCTAAAAATAAAAAAGGTGGAAGTATTAAACGTCAAAGTGGTGGTAGGATGCGTAAAGCTGGCTGCAAACGTGGTATGGGTAAAGCACTGAGAGGATATTAAAATGGCTCCAATTATTATTGCATTAGGAGGCACTCTTTTAAGGGTAGCCGCTAAACATCTTCCTAAGTACTTAAAACAGGGAGCTAAAAAGATTGATAAACCTACAATGAGTCAAAGGAAAAAAGCAGTTCCTGCAGAGCCTATGAAGCCTAAACCAAAACCTCAAAAAGGTTCTCCTGAAGATGTAGCACGACAAGATCGTTTATCCCAAGCTAGACGTATGGATAAGGATATTGCTGATCAGAAAAAAGGAGGGAACTTTGGTTTTCCTAAAAAAGATACAAAAACTAGTTCTTTAGCTAAAAATAATGAATCAGTTAAACCAAAAGAATTAAATCCTCTTAAAGATTTAACATTTAAAAAAGGTGGTCGAATTAAACGTAAAGCTGGTTGCAGTAAAGGTTACGGTAAAGCACTGAGAGGTTACTAATGGCTTGTGAAACTTGTAACTGTAAATGTAAAAACTGTAATCCAGAAACTTGTAAATGTACTTGCAATAAACCAGTAGAGAAAAAATAATGGTTTTAAAGAAAAAGAAATCAACAGTTAATAAAGCAGGTAATTATACTAAACCTACTATGCGTAAAAGATTATTTGAATCAATTAAAGCTGGAACTAAAGGCGGTAAAGCAGGTCAATGGTCAGCACGTAAAGCTCAACTATTAGCCAGTAAATATAAAAAAGCTGGTGGAGGATATAAATCATGAAAAAATTATTAACAAAATTATCACCTATTGGAATGCTTATGGATGATCCAGATAAATTAAAATATGTATCTCCTATAGCTATGTTATTGTCTTCTGGAAATAAAGATAAAGATAATAAAAATCAAACTAATCAAGTAACACGTCAAACAGAACAAGCTAAACAACAAAGTTTTAAAAAAGGTGGAAAAATTAAGAAAAAATTAAAAAATAATCCTGATAAAGGAATGGAAGCTGATACTACTCCACCAACACCTATAGACATTTATGAGGATATGCGTCCAGTAACTGGTAAGGAATCACCACAAGTTCAGGGCTTTGGTAAAGCTCGTAAACCAATAAGGTAATAAAAATATGTCACTTGCTAGTAGTGTAACAAGATGGGGAAGAAACGAGCCTTTTGAATTACAGGTTTCTCGTAATCAAATCCCATATCATAAACGTGTTTTTAAATTTGGTTTTAATCCTGATATAAATGGAACTGAAGAAACTGTTTGGGATGTAGGTGGTATATACACTTATCCTACTAGTGCTATAGCTATGACAGCTACAACAACTGCTGGAACACCTGCAGATGATAATGGTGTTTTAGTTACAATTGAAGGTCTTGATGCTGATTACAATGAAGTAAGTGAAGAAGTTACACTTGCAGGAGCAGGGACTGCAACTACAACACAAACATTTTTACGAGTGTATAGAGCTTTTGTAAGTGGGTCACAAGAACCAACTGGAACAATTAATATTGCTAATGGTGGAACTACATATGCTAGAATTACATTAGGCGTAAATCAAACTTTAATGGCATTATGGACAGTTCCTGCTGGATATACAGCTTATATAAATCATATTAATATTGCATCAGGTACAGCTAATATAAATCAGTATATTACAGCAAGTTTTATATCTCGTGAAATTAATAAAGTTTTTAGAGTACAACTTAAACAAACTATAGGTAGGAGTGGTGTTGCTGATTTTGTTATAGAATATCCTTTACCTTTTGAAGAAAAAACAGATTTAGAAGTTAGAGCAGTGAGTTCTGGTACTAATAACTTAGTATCTGCTGATTTTGAAATTCTTTATATTAAAAATAATCCAGAAGAGTAATATAACTTATGGCTTTAAAAAAATCTCAGAAAAGTTTAAAATCTTGGACTAAGCAAAAATGGCGTACTAAGTCAGGTAAGCCTTCAAGTAAAACTGGAGAAAGGTATTTACCTGCAAAAGCAATTAAATCTTTATCCTCTAAAGAGTATGCAGCTACAACTAAAGCTAAACGTGCAGGAACTAAAGCAGGAAAACAATTTGTAAAGCAACCTAAAACTATAGCTAAAAAAACTAGAAAATATAGAAAGGTTAAATAATGCCAATATCTCGTTCAAGTATTCCAATGCAGATTAGTAGACCGCCTATGAAGAATAAAAATAAAAAGAAAAAACAAACTAAGAAAATGATTACAAAACGGAGAGTTTCCAATGGCAGAAGACCCTAAAAAAGCTAAACTAAAACGATATGGTTTAAGTGGATTAAATAAACCAAAACGTACTCCAAGCCATCCTACTAAAAAAGGAATTGTGGCTGTTAGTGATGGAGACAAAATTAAAATTATTCGCTTTGGTGATCAAAAGATGGGTCATAATTATTCACCTGAAGCTCGTAAATCTTTTAAAGCTAGACACGGTAAGAATATTGCAAAAGGTAAAACAAGTGCTGCGTATTGGGCTGATAAATTTTTCTGGGCAGGTTCAAAAGGGTCTAAAAAATCTCCTCCTAAAGGTCAAAAGTTAGTTCGTGGAATTAAACGTAAATAAAGGATTTTTAAATTATGCCCAGTTCTCCTACGTATAAAAGAAACTATAAACAAGAAAATAAATATAAAAGTAAACCAGAACAAATTAAAAAACGTACCCAAAGAAATGCTGCTCGTGCTAAACTTATGAAAGCAGGACTTGTTAAAAAAGGTGATGGTAAAGATGTAGATCATAAGAATAGGCGTACATCTAATAATTCTAAAAGTAATTTACGAGTTGTTCCTGCTAAAGTTAATCGTTCATTTAAAAGAGCAGGTAAAAAGTATGGTAACGGTAAAAGGAAATAAACATGGCTACTAGCGGTACATATAACTTTAATCTGGATGTAGATACAATCATTCAAGAAGCTAGTGAGCTTATTGGTGGTGAAGTTGTACTCGGTAATGAAGTAACGTCAGCTAAACGATCCATTAATCTTGTACTTACAGATTGGCAGAATCGAAGCATTAACTTATGGACTGTGAAAACTACAGCTATTTCAGTTACAACATCAGTTACATCTTATGCATTAACATCTTCTACAATTGATATTTTAGAAGCAGTTGTTAATAGAGATGATCGTGATCTTGGAATGATTCGTATTTCAATGGAAGAATATTTACAGATTAATAATAAATCTCAAACTGGAAGACCTTCTCAATACGCAATTCGTAGAGGAAGAGATAATCCAGAAATGTTTGTATATCCTATTCCTGAAAACTCAACTGATATGTTAAAACTAGAACAGATTCATAAGATTCAAGATGTTGAAAATGTTATAGCTGAAAACGTAGATATTCCAACTCGTTTTTTACCCTGTCTGACAATGGGACTTGCTTACTATATGGCAATGAAACGACCTAATGTAGCAAATGAACGTATTGGTTTACTTAAACAGAATTATGAAGAATTACTCAGTAATGCTCAAATGGAAGACCGTGAACGTACAAGTTTATTTTTCAAACCAAAATTAAGTAGGGTATAATAAAGTCTAATGGCAAGTGATAAACATGCAGTAGGTTTATGTGATATATGCGGTTGGAGATATCCTCTTCGAGAGTTAAAGTATAACTCATATAAATTACGTGTATGCCCAACAGATTTTGAAGGTGCATTTGATTTAGTTAATCACCCACAGAATTTCACTGCTAACTTAAAAGATAATGAGACAATTCGTGATCCAAGACCTGATCCTAATATTGATCGTAATTTAGAATGGCAGCTTGTAAGTACGAATTGGGAAGATATCAATACTGATTGGCAGAACATTTAAGGAGTAATAATGTCTACGTTTACCGGAAGAACAATCGCAAATACCTATAAAGGTCTGCTTAATATTGATAACGATAATAGCGGTATTGATACAACTGTCCGTACTGTCCAAGACGGTGAAGGTACTGCTTCTCCATTACAACTTTCTAATTCAATATTAAATGTTAACGGAGATTTCCAAATTGGCGGTGTTCAACTAACTGCTAATGTTTCTAGTTTAAATGCTTTGGCTGATATTACAGGCGCTACTGGTATGATTGCCGTAGACGGTGGAACTGCTTATGGTAGAACATTAACTGGTGGTGCAGGAGTTTCAATTACAAATGCAAATGGTACGTCTGGTAATCCTACTATTGCTCTTAACACTACTGGAGTTAGCGCAGCTACATATGGCCCTGTATCTCTTATAACTGTTAACTCTGTAGGACAAGTTACAAGTGCTACTATTCCTACAAGTATTTCTGTAGCTGAAATTAGAGGCTCAACTTTTACAACTGAATATTTAAATGCATCATCTAATGTAAGTATTACAGGTAATACGCTTATTGCTGGAAGTTTAACTGTAAGCGGAACTACTTCAGTTTCTAATATTGTAGTTACTTCTATTGATGCAGGACAAATTAATTCAGCTATTGTTTCTTGTAGCATCATGACTGCTAACGTACTTAATGTTATTGGTTTTGGTACATCAGTAACTAACTTTACAGCTAATAACTTAGTTGTTCTTTCAAGTACTCAACTTACAGGAATGGTTAGTGCAGCTAATGCAGTATTCTCAGGAAACGTAAGCGCAGCTAATCTATATGCAGACACGAATATTTATATTGCAGGTGCTGCAATTCCAAATGCTACACAGATTACATCAGTTAATGATAGTATTACAGCACTGTCAGCTACAATGGCTACTAGCATTGGTACTGCCAATACTCGTATCACATCTGTAAGCGACTATGCTGTAGCTCTGTCAGCAACGATGGCTACAAGTATTGGCAACAGTAATACAGTAATTGCAGCTGTATCAGCACTTACATCTGTAAACTTAGCTGCAATTACGTCAATTAATGGAGTTATTGGCGATGGTACAGGGTTTGTAACTGATGCTGAACTTGCAGCTGTATCAGCAACACTAGCCACAAGTATTAGTAATAGTAACACTGCAATTACAGCACTATCAGCTACAATGGCTACAAGTATTGGAACTGCAAATACACGAATTACTTCAGTAAGTGATTTTGCAGTAGCTTTGTCAGCGACAATGGCTACAAGTATTGGAACTGCTAATACAAGAATTACATCTGTAAGCGATTTTGCAGTTGCATTATCTTCAACATTAGCAACTAGCATTGGTAATAGCAATACTGCAATTACAGCACTGTCAGCTACAATGGCTACTAGTATTGGTACTGCAAATACACGAATAACGTCCGTAAGTGACTATGCAGTAGCTCTGTCAGCAACGATGGCTACAAGTATAGCTTCTAGACTCCCACTAGCTGGTGGTACGATTACAGGCACTGTATCAGCACAAGAAGTTGATGTAAGTTCTTTAGGAATTGGGACAGTTGCAGGAGCTAAACGATTAACGATGAATGGAGCAGCTGTAGCTCAGTATGCTTCATTAACTGATGGTGCTACAATTGCAGTTAACTTTAATACTGCTCAGAACTTTATTGTTCAACTAGCAGGTAATAGAGCATTAGGAAATCCTACTAATTGTGTAGCAGGACAAACAGGAAGTATTATTATAGTTCAAGATGGAACAGGTGGTAGAACATTAAGTTATGGAACAAGTTGGGACTTTATAGGTGGTACTGCACCTACATTATCAACTGGTGTTTCAGCGGTAGATAGGATAGACTATATCGTATATACTTCAACTGCTGTTCAAGCAATTGCATCATTAGATATTAAATAAAAGATATAACGGAGAAAAAGTTACATGGTATTTTCTAATAACCTACTTTTAGGTGCAGTTTCAGCAGCAGCAGATGCTTATCTCATTGAACAATCGTTACTGTTTAACGACGACGACAGCGCGTACCTAAACCGCACACCTTCTGTTGCTGGTAATCGTAAGACTTGGACGTTTAGTGCTTGGGTGAAGCCAGCAAGATTTTCTGGTGGTAACCATTATATATTCAGTTCAAGCGTATTTGGTGATCTTACATCATTATACTTTGCTACAAATTCAGGTAACGCAGCGTTAAGTTTTCAGAACTATACTTCATCTTCCCAAACGATGTTGCTGACAACATCGGCTGTACTCCGTGATCCAGCTGCTTGGTATCATATCGTCGTAGCTGTAGATACAACACAGGCCACAAGCTCAGATAGGATTAAGATATACGTCAACGGCACACAGATAACCTCATTTTCTTCTTCGACCTACCCAAGCCTAAATGAAGATTTGTGGGTTAATGCTGTAAGCGAAGAGCATAACATTGGCGCACAAGTGAGCGGGGCAAACACTTTCGACGGACTCATGGCTCTCCCAATTCTCGTTGACGGCGCTGCATTAGCACCGACTGCTTTTGGTGAGACAGATGACGATGGATTTTGGAATCCTATAGAGTTTGAAGGTGAATACAATATTGCAGGTTCTACACCTACAGTAGCAAGTTCATCTGCGATATGGACGGGAGGTTCTGGCTGGACTTTCACAGCGGATGATATATCAGGAGCAGCTGGAGATAGTGCTGTTCGAACTTTAGATTATGCGTTCTCAGACGATTTCTCAGTTGAGTGGACACATAGAACAACAGCGAGTTCTTCATACACATTTGGGGTTTATCCGACAGCAAGTGATGGTTCGTTTAATAGCGCCGCTTATGCCGCTGGTGTATTCTATACCACAGGACTAACAACGTCCTTTTCTGTGAGATTGGATAGCCCGACAACATTCTCTCTTTGGGGCGGCACTTCCGCTGAACAATCCAGTATCGCCATAGCAGATAATGATGTGATTAAGTTTGAGCGCGTAGGTAGTACGTTCAAGGTGTATAAGAACGCATCCTTAATTCGGACAATGACATTCACAAGTACCTCACAAATGCGTATAGCTTTAGGTAAAGGTAATGTAGCTGATCTTGAGGCTGTATCGTTTGATTATGAGATTGTTGCAGGAACTAACGGCTTCCAGTTGGACTACGCAGATACAACGTTTTTTGGTAAGAATGTATCTGGTACGGACGATCAGGCTGCACTCTCTTCTGCTGCTCCTGCTGCAACAGCTTGGCTAAATATTACTGGTGCATGGACTATGGGAAGTGGGACAGCTTCTCGTACCACAACAGTTAATGCAATTCGTTCTGCGTCTGTGTTTACTGGTGACTTCTCTCTCGCCCTGACTATGGCATCTGGAGCTACTGCTGCTCGTATTGGTGTTTACGCTGCTAATGAAGATAGCACGTTTGTATCTTCAGGGGCTGACAGTGCTGGCATGGACAGTATGACCAATAGTTTCTATGCAAACTTTGGTGCAGCGAGCTTTTATAAAGGCTCAAGCACAACCGCTTCTGTCTCTCAAACAAATGGTGCAATCACCATCACACGGGTCAGCGGAACAATTACAATTAACACGGCTGGCGGCAACCACACGTTCTCAGCAACATACACAGGGCCGATGCGCTTTGTTTTAGCTGGCGGCGGAGCAACAATGTCATTCACCGGAATTGCATACACAGCAGACGGTCAAGCTGGAACCAGCTATTTTGATACTAACTTCACCACATCCGATCAACTAGAAGACACGCCAACTGATAGTGCTGATGAAGAAATTGGTAACTTTGCAACATTTAACCCTTTGAATAACACACGGGATGGGGGAGCTACTCTATCTAATGGCAACTTAAATTACTCAGCAACGGCTGGTAACTCTGAAGTTCCCGGAACAATTGTTATCCCTGAAGACACAACAGACACATGGGTTATTGAGTTTACGAATGTTAGTCTTGGGTCAAACAGACCAGCCGTAGGTCTTATCCAGAACAGCATAATCGGTGTTGCTGGTGTTACTGGTGGTGCCAGTGAAGTTGCATATAATAACGGCGGGATAACGATTGACACAGTTGGGCAAGGGTCAATTACGACAGATGCCACTATACGTTTTGAGTATAATGGCACAGATAATGAAGTTGAAGTATTTACGGCTGGTGTGTCTCGCGGGACTTACTCTTGGACACCCGCTGGACCGTTTACATTCTATGCTGCCCGTGCTGCTGGAACCGCAACCTGTTCAATAAATACAAACATTTCCTTAATGGAAGGGACCGTTACGGCAGGAGCAAAGTCCTTCGGCACCCAAAACCTACCAGCCCCAACAATCGCTGATGGTTCACAGCACATGAACACGGTGCTTTATACGGGTACGGGATCAGAGTTAGCCATAACTTCTCTTGATTTTACACCAGACTTTGTTTGGATTAAAAACAGAGATGCTACGGACAATCATATGCTTTACGATAGTGTTCGTGGAGCGACAAAGGATTTACATTCAAACACCCAAGATGCCGAAACAACAACAGCGCAAACTTTAAAGAGCTTTGACTCCGCTGGGTTTACATTAGGCACAGATGTCCAAGTTAACACAAACACCGAAGATTATGTAGCTTGGTGTTGGAAAGCTGGTGGTGCTGCTGTTTCAAACACTGACGGGACAATCACAAGTTCTGTAAGTGCCAACACGACGAGCGGTTTCAGTATTGTTTCTTATACGGGAAGTGGGACAGCAAGTGATACAGTGGGTCACGGGCTAAGTACTATTCCTTCTCTTATCATAGCAAGAAACAGAACACAATCGGGTTCTTGGTGTGTCACTCATGAGTCTTTGTCTGCGGATAAAGTTTTAAGATTCGAAGGAACCAACGCAGAAGGAGATATAGCAGATGGAGAATTAGACTCACCTCCAAATAATTCATCAACTTTTGGATTTAACAACGGGACATCAGGAACGCCTCTAAAAGCGGTAAACGCAAGTAGTATTCCTTATATAGCCTACTGTTGGTCCGAAGTCGAAGGCTTCTCAAAGTTCGGCAGCTATACAGGCAATGGTTCGGCTGATGGTCCCTTTGTCTATACGGGTTTTATACCTGCGTGTATTATATTTAAGAAAGTAAGCAGCACATCTAATTGGGGAATCTTTGATAACTCCCGTGATCCATATAATGAAGTCGATCATATTTTATTCCCCAACCTAACAAATGCAGAGGTAACACCCGCCTATGCTATGGATTTTCTTTCTAACGGTGTTAAGTTGCGAAATACGTCAGATATTGTGAACGTATCTGGCCAGACATACATTTACATGGCATTCGCCGAGCAACCTTTCCAAGGCGCTGACGGTGTAACACAAGCACGGGCTAGATAACAATGATAGCTGAATCTCTTGCAGCGTTTGCCTTAGTTAAAGGGGCCGTTGATGCTGTTAAGTCAGCGGTCGATACGGCTCAAGACGTACAGGGAATTAGTGCAGGACTTGATGCGTTGTTCCATCATCGTGATGCGGCTGCACGAGAGCTTAAGAAGAAAGAGAAACCAACTAAACCTAAGTCAAAACTACACAATTTCTTTAGTAAGAAGACAGGTGAAGATACAGAAGACGAACTAAGCGTCGGTGCCGTTGCTGCTATGGTCTTAGAGCAGAAGAAGATAGATAGAGATATACTTAATTTAGGTATTCGTATTGATAATAAATTTGGTGAAGGCACATGGGATGAGATTCTAGTTACTCGTAAAGCATTACTTGAAGAGCGTAAAGAGAAGCGTAAGAAAGCGAAAGAAGCAGCGGCTGCACAGGCATTAGAAGATGAAGCGTTTTACGATAAAATTATTAGGTGCATTATTGAAGCTGGTAAGCTGATAGCTATTTTTATAGGAGTAGGTATATCAGGTGCTGTTATCTGGATGAATAGATGTACTGGAGGAGATTGTTAAATATGGAATTTGGAGTACGAGAGCTTATTCAATTTGGTACATTACTTGCGTCTTTAGCAGGAGCATTTGCAGTTGTTAAATCACAAGTATCTAGAATTATGGAAGATATCGCTAAGTTACAAAAGTATGCAATTAAGTTAGAAAATAGACTAGAAATTATTGAAAGTGGACAAGCTGTTATTCAACATCAAGTTAAAATATTTGGAGGCATCTTATCTCCAGCAAACTTAAAAGAATTAACTACACAATTAACAGCGTTAGATACTGAAATGAAAACAGCACAAAAAAATTTAGATAAACTTTATGGGATGCACAATGGCAAACATCCAGCAATCGGAGCGTAAAAGAATGAACGATAAGCTTGTATTTGATGTAGCATTAGCTGCTCCAGCATTAACATTGCCATTATGGGTTTCTATTTTTGAAGAATGGTTACGATTTGGTATTACAGTAACTACTTTAATTGTTGTTACAATTAGATTAGTCTTTGTTTTACAAGAATGGTATAATAAAAAAAATACATTTAATAAAACTGGAGATAAATAATGTGGGCTTTAATTGAAAATAATACTATTGTACGTACATTTAATCGTCCAAAGCCTATAACTATTAATAACATCCAACATCCACGAACTATTTTTACTTTATGGAGTGAAGAAGAATTAAATACAATTGGTATTTATAGTATTACAAAAAACATTAAATCCTTTAATAGTAAAGTTGAAAAACAATTATCTTCTTCTAGAGTCTTTGAAAATAATACTGTTGTTGAATCTAATGTAGTTGTAGATCGTGATTTAGATGAAGTTAAACAAAGTTTAAATACAGATGTTTCTAATACATTATCTAGTTATCTTTCTCAAAGTGATTGGTATTACATTAGGAAATTAGATAAAGAAATAGCTATTCCATCTGCAATTCAAACATGGAGAAATGAACTGAGAGCTAATGCAGCTTCAATGGAAACATCTATAAATAATGCTGCAGATGTAGCTGCAATTAAAACATTAATTAATGAAGGCACATTATCAGTATGGTCTAGTTATGAAGATGTTGTAGCTGCAGAAGTTGCAGCAGCAGCTAAAGCAGCTGAAGAAGCAGCAGCAGCAGCAGTTGAAGCAGCAGAAGCAGAAGCAGAAGCAGCTGAAGCTGAAGAAGAAGTAATAGAGCCAGTTTAACAAATGTTTAAATTACTTCAAAATAAAATAATGTTCTTTATTATTGTTATTCTTTCATTAACTTTTTGTTTATTTTCAGTTAAGGCTGATAGTGGTTTTAAAATTGGACAGACATTTGGACAGAGTGCTTTTTGTTTTTCAGAAGACGCAATTTATCTATTTGTAGAAGCAGACTCTGAAAACGCAGTTAAAGCAAGTATGACTTTTAGAGCTTTAGTTCAGTTTAATATGTGTGATCAGCTTACAGGTCCAGTTAGAGTAATAATCACAAGTATTTTAATGGATTATATTGATTCGGCAGGAAATAAAATTCAAGTTGTTACAGTAGAGTTTAATGAAGATAATAAACATTTAAAAACTGATAAAATATTATATACAATAGTCTATCAAGAATTGGCTAAAGATGCACCATATGCAAAAGATCATATTTAATTGTAAGGAGTTAAGTAAAAAATGGCATCAACATATACAAGTAATATTCGATTAGAGTTACAGGCTGATGGAGAAAACCCTAATAACTGGGGTACAATTCTCAATCAAAACGTAATTGATCTAATTGACGAAGCTATAACTTCTTATACAACTGTAGCTCTTACAGGAGCTAACGTAACTCTAACAGCTATTAACGGGACTACAGATCAGTCTCGTTCACCGTTCTTAGAGTTTACAGGTGGTCTTACAGAAGATGTTAATGTAATTATTCCAGCTGTTCCTAAAAGTTATTACATTAATAATAAAGCAACTCAAACATCAGCTGGAACGGATATTACAGTAAAAACAGCTAGTGGTGATGGAGTCAATATTCCTGTAGGTTCTAGAATTGCTGTAATTTGTGACGGAGTATCTGTATTCAGTGCAATTAATCCGAATGCCTTTGGATTTGGTACAGCGGCTTCTGCTAATATTGGAACTGGTAATACTGATGTTCCTGATGTTTCAATTGCAGATGCTCGTTATAGTCAACTAGCAGCGGCTAATACATTTACTAATACTAACTCATTTACACAAGTCGATTCTCCAATTGTAACGCTTACAGATGCAGCTTCAGTTGCAGTTAACTTTAATACTGGAAACCATTTCTTAGTTTCTCTTGCTGGTAATAGAACACTTGAGAATCCAACTAATGGTAAAGTAGGTCAAGTTGGTCATATTTATATTGTTCAAGATGGTACTGGTAACCGTACTTTATCATATGGAGATATGTATAATTTTCCATCAGGAACTGCTCCTGTACTGACATCAGTTAGTGGCAGTGTTGATCTTCTTGTATTTAGTCAACGGGCAACATCCGTTCTAGATGCAGTTATTATTAAAGATTTTAAAGTACCAGTATAGGGTAAAAATAGTATGTCATCAACTGACGGAACTCTACTTAAATTAAACTATCAAGCTGGCTTCCATAGGGAGACTACTCGCTATACGGAAGAAGGTAAATGGTATGATGGTGATAAAGTACGGTTTAGAGAAGGAAGACCTGAAAATCTTCGCGGGTGGGTAAAAAGAGTTGATACTCCTTTTGATGGTACTGCTCGTGATCTCCGTATTTGGTCAGATAATAATACAAGACGTTTAGCTGCTTTTGGTACAGAAAAAAAGTTATATGTTTATGACGGCAATAATAATGTAGATATCACACCTATTGTTTCATCTACTACTTTTACCAGTGCGTTTGCAACTCAAACTGCTTCGTTTTTGGTTAGTGTTTCATCTGCATCTCATAATAGAGTTATAGGTGATTTTGTATTAATTAGCTCATCAACTACAATTGGCGGCAGCATTGTATTAGGTACAAGCGTATACGAAATTATTTCAGTTACTGACGATGATAATTTTACAATTTCTGCAGCAACAGCTGCATCTGCAACCCAAACAAGTGCAGGAGAAGGAACTGGTCAGTTCTTATTAGAAACAGGATCAAATATTGCAATTGCAGGTTTAGGTTTTGGAGCAGGTATTTACAATGCAGGTGTTTCAGTAACTGGGGAACGTGCATGGGATGAACCAGCCGAATCTTCCAATATTATCTTACAGGGAACTCAGTGGTCTTTAGATAATTGGGGTGAAGATTTAATTGTATGTCGTAGAGGCGGTCAGATTTATTATTGGGATAGAGATGCAGCGGCTATTCCAGCAAGAGCAGTTGTTGTAACTGCATCTCCTGCACAGTCTAATTCTATTCTAGTTTCTCCTAATGATCGACATGTAATCTCATTAGGTGCAACTGGTTTTGCAGCTGATTACTCCCCACTTCGTGTACGTTGGTCGGATCAAGAAGACTATACTAACTGGACTCCTTCAGTTTCCTCTACAAGTGGAGAAGTTGAACTTACAGATGGTACTCGTATTATTGGTGGTGTTCGTAGTAGAAACCAAATTAATATTTGGACTGATAAATCTATGTACGGTATGACTTATGTAGGTAATCCTTTTGTTTTTCAGTTCCGTCAATTAGGAACTAACTGTGGTCTTTTAGGACAACATGCATGTGTTGACTATGATGGTCGAGCTTTCTGGATGTCAGACGATAACTTCTATTCTTTTGACGGTCAAGTTCGTAACTTACGGTCTACAGTACGTAGATATGTATTTGACAATATTAACTTTAACCAGTTAGATAAAGTATATGCTGGAGTTAATAGTGAGTTTAAAGAAATTATTTGGTTATATCCATCTAGTGAATCTATTGAATGTGACTCATATGTAATTTATAATCCAGAAGAAGATCATTGGGTTTATGGTACATGTAAGTGGACTACGTTTAAAGATCGTAATGTATATGATAATACAATTACAACTGGATCAGATAGTTATTTATATGATAATGAACCAGTTGATATTTATACAGGTGATAATGAAACAATTCCTAACTTTTGTGAGTCATCTGATTTTGACTTTGAAGAAGGTATGGATATGATATTCATTGATAAAATTATTCCTGACTTTGAATTTAATGATGGAACAATTGCTATTAAGATTACAACTAAACAATATCCTACAGGACCAGAAACAATTAAAGGTCCATACTATATTAATGCAGGAACAAGAAAGGTAGACTTACGTGCAAGAGGAAGACAGGCACGAGTACGTGTGTCAGCTGCTTCTAATAATACTTATTGGCGTTGGGGTGCAGTTCGTATTTCAGGTCAACGAGATGGTAACAGATAATGAGATATCCTGAACTATCTTATTATAAGTATATGGCTACTAAAGAGCTACAGGACTTATATATGTCAATTCAATCATGGTCAGGTCAATTGATCAATGAACTTGATACACGAGATACAGAGCAAAACTTTAAACCTGCTACACAGATTTTAACCGCTGTAACAACAACTGATATTGGTAGACCTAATGGTGGGTTTGTTGTATATATCGAGCCTACTGGTAAATACTATGGGTGGAATGCAGTAACATCAGCATGGGATGCTTTTAATTAAAATGGATGATAAAACTACTAAACTAACTGAGTATTATGATTTAATTAATAATAGTACTTACATTCAGAATATTAATTCAGGTGTAATTATAGATGAAAATAAAACATTGAGTGGATTGGCGTTTAATACAGGACAGATGTATAATAAACAACAAGATATACAGCCTTCCACTGCTAATACAGCATACGCCGATGGTACAAAAGTTCAATCTAATTATATGAATATAAAAAATGTTATTTAAAGGGAGCAAGAAGTAATGGCTGAAATGATTAATAGAGAAGCACCACTTAGCGGTCTATCTAGCTTAATGGCAATGAAAGGTCGTCAGGGTGATACTGAACTTATTCATATGACAAAGCCAGAAATTGCAGGTCTTGCATCTTTAGGTAAGATAACTATTAACCCTGATACGGGTCTACCTGAAGCTTTTAGTTTTAAACAAATACTTCCAATGATTGCAAATGTAGGTTTAGGCATAGCAACTGGAGGTCTGTCTATTCCTGCTCAAATGGCAATTATGGCAGCAGCTAATGCAGGTATGTCTAAATTGCAGGGTGGGTCTACAGAAGATGCATTACTAGCAGGAGCGTTAGGTGGAGCTTCAGCAGGTATTGGTGGTGCAATGGCAGGACCATCTGCTGATGCATTAAAAGCAGGAGCAGATGTTACAAAAACAATGGGACAAGCTGGTGCCGATGCAACTATTGAAGGTGTTAAAACTAAAGCTATGCAAGATGCAATTTTTAATGTAGGAAACCCTGCAGCAAAAGCAGTAGCTGATACAGGTCAAGCTATAACGCAAGAAGGTTTTAGTACTGCAGGTAAAGCAAGCGCATACTTTGATGAGTTAACATCACAAGCAGGTAAAAAACTTACTGGTATAGTAGGAGATACTACAGCTGCTACTAATCAAAATTTAGGTTTAGCTGTTACAGGAGCAGAAGCGCTACAGGGACCGGGAACAACTCTTTCAGACGCTATAAACTCTGGAACTTTTACAAATGAACAATTAAAAGCTGCTGGAGCGGAAAAATTAGATGGATCAATAGCAGGTGGTTTTGCAGATATGGTTGGAGGAAAAGGTACAGCTGAAACTATGGCAGCTACTCCTTTTGAAATTTTTGGTCAGACCACACCTGTAAGTCAACTACAAGCACTTGAAAAAGCAGGTGTAGGAGTTGCAACTGGTGTTCCAGCGGGAATGATCCAAGAAGCTTCAATTGATCAAAGAAAAGCATATGAAGAAGCTAAAAATAACATGGGACAACAAAAAGCTTCATCTCCTTCAGCTTACGGTACTCGTGCAGCTGATGAAATTAGACAACCTGCTAAAGCTGATGGTCTTACAACTCAAGAAGTTCTTTCATCTGCTTTAGGACGTAGTGATCCTCTTACATATTTAAGCGGAAGTAGACCTTCAAATGTTTCTTCTCCTTCTAATTTATATGGTGGACCAACAGGCGTTGTAGGTATGCCAGCTAAAGGGATGGGTCCAGTTGGTGGATATGTCCCAGCTGCAAGTGGTGGCAGTCTACAGGACTTATATGAAGGTATGGGTGGCAATATTCAAACCTTTAAAGGACTAGTTGAAGGTGGTGAAATAGGAGCAGACGGTATGTCAGATGATGTTGAATTTGATGTTGTTGATGGTGGAGAAGAAGGACCGGATAAAGCATTACTTTCTAAAGATGAATATGTAATTGATGCTCATAGTGTAGCAGCTTTAGGTAATGGTAGTACTGATGCAGGTGCAGATAGACTTGATAAATTTGTAGCAAATCTTCGTAATAAAGCTTATAATAAAGGTGAGCAACCAAAACAATTAAATGGCTTAAAGGAGTTGGCTACTTTAATGAGTTAAGGGTTATAGATGATTGAACTTGTACGTTTATCTGCTAAAGATGCAGGATATTACTGGGATGCAGTTACCCCTTTAATTATAAAAGGTTTAGAAAGAACTGACGGAGAATACTCTCTTAAAGATTATCAAGATTATATTGAAAGTCAGTATTGGGATTTATGGATTGCAGTTAACTTAGATACTAAAGAAATACAGGGTGTAGCAGTTACTGAAGTAGTTGAGCATCCTAACTTTAATGAACTACTAATGAGAATGGTAACTGGAAAACACTTTAATAAATTTTTACTTAAAACTGAAACACAATTTCAAGAATTTGCTAAAGAAAATAACTGTAACAGACTTGTACTATATGGACGTAAAGGTTGGTTACGAGTTTTAAATAAAATCAATTGGAAAGAAGGATATACTGTCATGACTAAGAACATAGAGAAAGGAGAATAACATGGGAGGAGGAGGAGCGCCACCACCACCACCATCACAACAGCAGGTAAGCCAAACTTCAGAGTTTCCTGAAGAGCTAAAGCCATACATCACAGATATTCTAGAGCGGTCTAAAACCCGTATGGAAGCTCGTGATGCAGAAGGATATATTCCTTATCCTGCTCCAAGACTTGCTGAGTTTACTCCTGAACAGTTAGAAGCTCAAAGCGGAATTGCAGGGATTGCTCGTAGTGGTCTTGCTTCTGATCCTACTCTTGCTTCAAGTAAAACATATATGCAACCTGCTTTAGATGCTACACAAGCATCACTGGGTCAATTTGATACAGCTGCAGCACAACAGTATATGTCTCCTTATATGCAGTCAGTTATTGATATTCAAAAACGTGAAGCTATGCGTAGTGGTGATGTTCAACGACAAGATATTGGAGCAAGTGCAGTAGGTGCAGGTGGCTTTGGCGGTTCTCGTCAAGCTATTCAAGAATCTGAACAGCGTAGAAATGAAGCACAATTACTTGCTGATATTCAAGCTAAAGGACAGCAATCTGCATTTGAAACAGGTGCTGCACAATTTGAACGTCAAAAGGGACGAGAGCTTGCAGGTGGTCAACAACTTGCAGGTTTAAGTGAACAAGCTCCCAGACTTGCATTAGCTGAATTAGGTGCATTAAGTGGTGTAGGTGCTGCACAACAACAACAGGGACAACGTGGTCTTGATATTGGTTATCAACAGTTTCAAGAAGAACTTCAGTATCCTGAACGAACTCTTCAAGAGTATAGTTCAATTATTAGGGGCTTCCCACTTACGCCTAATCAATTTGGTGTAACACAGACTGCAACTCCACCGCCTAATTTAGGTACTCAACTTGCAGGACTTGCAGGTGCAGGTATTGCAGGTGCAAAAGCTTTTGCTAAAGATGGTGGTCAAATTAAACGTAAGGCTGGTGGTCTTGCTGATCTACCAACTAAACGATATGTTAAAAAAGCTAATGGTAGTCAAATAAAAACACCATCTTCTTATCAAACTACTTTAGACTCGTATATGCAAAGTCTTGAAGGGTTAAAAGATGAATCAACTTCATTACAAGAGCAACGTGCAGCATTACGTGAAAAACAAAAAGAAGATATAGGACGTGATAAATTTCTTCAACTTGCAATGGCTGGTCTTCAAATTGCTGAAGCTGGTGGGCAGGGTAAAGGATTACTTGATGCAAGTATTCCAGCTGCTAAAACTGCATTAGGCGGTCTTGGCGAAGCTCGTACAAGAGAACGAGAACTTGAAGCTGCTAATGTTGAAGCAGGATTCCAAGATAAACTGATGGAGTTAGGTTTAACTGAAAAACAAATTACAGCTTTAACTAATCAAGAAACATTAAAAGCTATGAAACTTAAAGCACTTAAATCAGGAAAAACTATTACACCATCGATTCCAAAAGAGTGGAAAGAGAAAGGACCAAATGCAGAAGCAGCGCAAATTGTAATTAACGACGTAGCTAAATTAACAGATATGGATGATCTTTTTAAGAAAAGAAGTCCTCAAATTTTAGCCGAAGCTGCAACTTTGCAAGAACTCTACCGCCAAAACAATCAAATTATTTCTGCAACTGATGCTACTCGACTCGCTATTCAAAAAATGCAAGAAGCAGGGTTATTCACAAAAGAAAAAGAAGAAGAAGCAGAAGGGTTTTTCGATAAGATTTATGATTAACTTTAATAATAATTTAATAGGTATACATAAAAAATATGGCTGAAGAACGTAATATTGAATTACCCGATGTTGATTTAGATGCAGCTTTAGCTGAAGCTATGTCTGGTTCAGGCGGTTTATCTACTAAAATACCTACTTTAAATGACTTAACAGAAAGTATTAATATTGGTACTGGTATAGGTACTGGCCCTGCAGGAGCTTATAAAAGTCAAGATACTTTTACAGGTAGAGTAGGTAAAAGTTTTGATGAAGCACAGTTAAATTTCTTTGGTGGTTTAAAAGTTTATGGTGATGAGCTTGATTTAGATTTTTTAAAAGACATTGCTAATAGTGGAATTGAAACTCAAAAAGAAGACATAAGTAAATATAAACCTTCAGAAAGAAGCGCAAGTTTTACAAAAGGTATAGATGAGGTATCTGATCTATATAATGAAGAAGGTTTAGGCAGTGCCATTGAAAGAGGTGCGTTATTAGCTAAAGACATGGTTGCAACTGCTATTGGTAGTTTTGGATTAACTGGTTCAGCTGTTTTAGCTGGTGCCGCAGCTGCTCCTATTACTGGAGGGTCTAGTTTACTTGTAGCTCCTTTTTTAGTAGGTACTGCTCAAGGCACTGGTGGAGTTTATGAAGAAGCTAAAAAATTAGGAGCTTCTGAAAAAGATTCTAGAGAGTATGCCATTGCTGGTGGTGCTGTTATAGGTGCTTTAGATCGTATTGGTGCAGCTTCTGTACTTAGCGGTTTAGTTAAAAACTTTGGTAAGGACGAAGTTAAAAAGGTTTTAGCTAAAGATGTAGGAGAAGAAGCAGCTGAAACAGCATTAGGTCGAGCGTTAAAGATAGGTCAGACTACAGCTAAAGGGGCAGCTAAAGGCGGTGTTTCTGAAGGCATTACTGAAGGTCTTCAAGAACAAACTCAAATCTCATTTGCAGGAATGTCTGCAGATGAAGGACTTTTTCCTTATAAAACAGATGAAAATATTAATCGTTTATTAGATGCAGCTGCTTTAGGTATTGCAGGTGGTGCACCTATTCGTGGAGTAACTGAAAACTTTGCTCCTAAAGAACGATATGTTCCTATGAAATTAGCAGAAGAAATAAAAAAAGAAAATGAAAAATTATTAAATTCAGTAAACGATGCGGATACAGAAATAAGTAAACGTGCATCAGACACTGATACTTTTCAAGAAGGTTTTATAGGTGCTGCTCGTAAGTTAGCTGCTAAATCTACATCACCTTTAATTAATCTTGCTGAACGATCTGATTTAGGTTCTAAACTTAAAAATGCATTTGATACACAACCAGATGTAAAAGCAGAAACAACTGCAAAATTTATTAATAAGTATAATAATATATTAAAAGAAAATGATTTAATTCGATCTGTAAAACTTCCTTTTCAGTCTCCTGTTTCTAAAAAAGATAATAAAGAATTATCTAAAGCTTTATTCAACGAATCTACTTATACTTCTCCAGACGTTAGAATTGATAAAGCTGCAAAACAGATTCGAAATCTTTTAGGAAAGATTGATGAAGAAGGTATTACACTTACTGAACAATCTTTAAATGATGCTATTGTAAATAATAAACAAACATTAAATGAGATTTATGAAGCTGTTCAAAAAGGAGCGATTACTGAAGAACAAGCTAATGGAACTTACTACTCTGCCTTTAATAGTGTAAAAGAAAATTTTAATGAAACTTTAAAAGGATTGGGAGAACCTACTCCTGAAAATGTTCAAACAGCTTTAGCTGAAGTACAATCTAAAAATCCACAGTATAAAATTTTACAAAATGCTGAACTTAAAAAAACAAAGTATACTGGTCTATTTCAAGAATTACTAGATCAAGGTATTGATATTAATTTTGAAGCTGATTATCTTCCTGTATCTTATAAATTATCTACTAAAGCTCAACGAAAATTAGCAAAAGAAGTTTTAATTAAAGCAGGAATGAAACCTTCTAGTATTGATAGATTTATTGAGAATCTTAAAGATACAGACTATCAAAGTCAACCAATGGTTAAAGATTTATCTTGGGAATATGATTCTGAAGGACGTAAAACTGTAGCTAAAAAAGAAGCGTTTGAAGAAAGTAGAACACTTCCTAAAAAAGCTAGAGATGCTTTATTTGATGCAGGATTAGTAGAAGACAATGCGTCGGCTGTTCTTACAAGTCATTTTTTAAATGTAGGAAATCGTATTGGTAATCAAAAGATTACAGATGCAGTTAATAAATTATTTACTGAAAGTCCAGAGTCTGTTACTAAAGGTGAATTTGAAAGAATAAAAGACCTTCATAAAGCTATAAATGGTAAATGGCAAATTCAAGATGAATCGTTAAGAAAAATTAGTAATTTTGCTAGAGCTGCGGGTTACATTTCAACAATGGCTTTATCAGCTTTTACTGCATTATCAGAACCTTTTATTATTTTTTCAAGTCTTTCTCCTAAACACGTTCTTCCTTTAACAGTTAAAACATTAGGAATTGGATTTAGAAGAGCCTTACGTAGTATCCTACCTAAAATATCTAAAACTGAAATGGAAAAGAATTTTGAAAATATTCTTCAGGGTTTAGATGGTAGTCTAGCTGAACGATTTAATGAAATTGAAGGATTTACAACTTCTAAAAAAATTACAAATACATTTTTTAAACTAACACTTCTCACTGAAGTAACTCAGTTAAGCAGATACATGGCTTACTCTGCTATGCGTAAGAATTTACTTGATGATGCAATTCGTGCACAGGCTGATAACTCTTTAAGTAAACCAACTGTTGATGGCAATAAGGCTGCGTCAAGACTTCAAAAGATTTATGGTATTGCTAATCCTAAAACAAATAAAACACTTACAGAATGGATTGAATCAAGTGGAAAAGATAATCCTACATTAATTAATAGAGCTTTATCTAAAGCTGTTGATGACAATATTATGGCTCCTAATACTGTTAATAAACCACTACTTATGAGTGATCCTAATTACGCTTTAATATTTCAATTAAAAGCATTTTTAACAGTGTTTGGAAATACTGTAGGTTTTCGTATTTGGAGAGATATTACAACTCCAATGTATGGCGGTAAAGCTGGTGGTCTCCCTAAAAATCCTGAAGCTGCTGTAAAAGCTGCTTTATCATTAACTATGATTATGACAGTTGCAGCTGCGGCTCAAGCAATGAAAGATGAAATTCGCTACGGCGATGAAGACTCTTCTTTTGATGATAAAGAAGGTGGAGCTATGCTGCTTCATCTATTAATGAATACTGGTATTTTTGGAGCAGGAACATTTCTTAAAGATATGATAGATGCGTCGGAATACGGCTCTAGTCCTTTATCTGTTCTATTGGGTCCAATACCTTCTAAAATAGCTGATTTAATTAGCGGTTTAACTAGTAGTAATCCACGAACAGTTGCTAGAAGCATTACGTCTACTGTTCCTTTGTTAGGTAATATTCCTATTGCTAATAGTCTTAGAGGAGACATTGTAGATGGTCTTGAAGATACTTTAGTAGATGTAGGTTATGAAAGAAAACTATCTACTGGTGGTCGTATTGGTTATCGTGCGGAAGGTGGTCAGTTAGGAAGTGTAAGTGTTCCTAAAAAGTCCCCTGTACCTAAGTCAGAAAAGGAGACTAACGAAGCTTTCGGGGATATGGAATACTGGAATGAGGTATCTTCTTATTTAGATGAGAAAGATGATGTACTTGCACAGGTGGGCTTAAGAGCCTACGGAGAGCAGCCTAATGTATATACATCTCCTTCTAATCTTAGCTCTGCAGGTATTTATACACACAAGATTAAAGATATGTCTAACGGAGAACTTATCGAACGTATGGAGAATACACGGCAGGAGTTTGGGGAGTTCTTTAATTTAAAAGATAAAGGCATGATAGATGACTCTGTCTTTCTTGATAGACAATCTACATTAACTGAGAATATGGATGTTATGGCGCATGAGCTACGACATAGAGGTATGGAGTATGCGGATTTACAGAATGAAGGTAAAGATGTTAATGTACTTAAATCTGATAAGAATGACGAGTTAGCCGCTCGTATGGGTGACCTTAAGCATGGCGATGGTATCTATAAAGAGATGGCTCAGGAGTATAAAGAAAGTTCCCGTATTATCGGGCCTGATAGATTATATAACAAATTGGAAGAAGACTTTAGAGAAGTACTTAAGGACATGAGGCCTCAAGTAAAAAGGTCCTTTCTTGATAAAATCATGTCTTATATTTATAATTAATCCGTAAGCTCGAAGTGAGGGCCACGGCTCGTAATGTGCGTATAAAGTTACCTGAAGTAGAGACAGGGCATCAAGCACCTTCTGAATAGATTATATTAAAAAACGAAAAAGAGTAGGAAAAAAATAATGTTATCACTTTTAGGTTCACTCTTAGGCTTTGGTACATCCTTCCTTCCTTCTGTGATGTCCTTCTTCCAAGATCGTGCAGATAAATCTCATGAACTAAAGGTCATGGAGATACAGATTAAATTGCAATCTGAAGCCCATGTGCAGCGATTAGAAGAGATTAATACCAAAGCTGACGTAGACCAGATGAAAGCCATGTACAAGCACGACAGCAGCCTACAGGAGCATTCTGCATCATGGACATCCACACTGTCTGCAACTGTACGTCCAGTTATTACGTATGCTTTCTTTAGTCTATTTTGTTTTGTTGAAGTAAGTGCTTATCTTGCACTAACAGCTAAAGGAGTAGCCGCCCCTGATGCAGTAGCATTAGTTTGGTCAGAAGATACTCAAGCATTGTTTGCTGCAGTAATTTCATTTTGGTTTGGAAATAGAATGGTATCAAAGTGGAACAAGAAGTAAAAAAAGCTATTGAGTTAGCTGTTCCAATTATAAAACATTTTGAAGGCTGTCATCTATATGCTTATCTTTGTCCTGCTAACGTAGCAACGATAGCTTACGGAGCTACGAGATATCCTGATGGTAAGCGTGTAACAATAGACGATCCTGATGTAACGCAACAGGAAGCTGAAGATATCTTAGAACACGATCTACAGAAGTTTGCTTATGGTGTACTACGTTTAATCAATAAAGTTAAACTTGAACCACATGAACATGCGGCTCTGATATCCTTCTCATATAATTTAGGATTAGGGAACCTGCAAAATTCCACACTTAGAATGAAGTTAAATAGAAATGAAAGACTAGCAGCTGCTAATGAACTGCCTAAGTGGGTCCGTGCAGGTGGACGTAAATTAAGAGGATTAGTACTAAGAAGAGAAGCAGAGAGAGAATTATTTTTATCCTAATTTATTTTTCTATGTCTTCAGTAATATCTAGTTCTTCTGTGAGTGACTCTTCTAGAATATATTCAATTTCTTCTTTTTCTTCAAGAGTAGGTAGACTGTAGTTCCATTTACAATTAGCAACTAAATCAATTACCTTTTGTTCACCTAATATTTCTAAACACCTGATAATTTCTCTTTCTAAAGTTTCAGGAGATTGTTCAACATTATCAGGATTAGCACCTCTAATTCTTCCTAACATCTCCAATGCTTTAATCGCAGTTTGTCCATGATTATTGGACTTAGCTGTCATGTATTGCTTTTCAAGTTCTGTGACAACATCAATATTAGTAGATAGTTCTCCAGTTATTTCTAGAATACGTTCTTGTATTTCACTTCGTTGAAGTAATCTAGAAGCTTGATTAGCAGCTGATTTATTACTGTATCCTGCTTGTTTAGCTGACTCAGTTCCATTACGGCTTAGTGCATAATGTTGACAGAAGATTTCATACTTTTCACTTACAGACATAGGTCTTCTACATAATCAAGTTCATTAGCCTTTAATGAAGTTCTAAAGACTTCAGATGCTAATGTATTACTACCATTAAATATAATGTTGAAATCAATGTCTTCTCTTCCAAACAATTTCTCACAGTCTTGAGCCATTGCTAAAAGTTCTCCGGTTGTCCAGAACTTTTCACCATTTGTTTCAACCTGCATATACTTCGACTGACCTGTATCAAGAAGCTCTTTCTTATCGTCGTCAGACGGCTCTCTGACGGAGCAATCAAATCCAAACATCTGAAAAGTTCTAAACCCCAATACATGAAACATTCCTAAAGTTCTCATTGCTGCACAAGTTCCACCAGTTACTAAAACTGCATCATTAGCAATGTTACAATCATCATGTGTCTTTAGCTCTTTAGCATCTTTATCTCGTATAGCTTCACTGTAAGCGTGCCATACTTTAATATTAGCTTTTTTATCTAAGAGGTATTGAGTAACAGAAGGATCAGTCATACTAGCGACTAAGAATAGTGTATCTTTACGTATCTTTTTAAACAAATCTTTTCTTACTACACCGTGAGTTGATAGTCCATCAATAGGTCTTGGATCAAGAATAATACAGAAGTGAGGATAAATTTTATGCTTCAAGAGTTTAGGGTAAGCATGTTTAACACATGCAATTCGATAACCAATCTTATCAGCTTTTAAATTATCAATTGTATTTTTTAATGATTTATAATCAATGTCTCCACCTGAAACAATAATTAATTGATCATCTGTAATACGGCAACGCTTAATCCAACGATCATCTTTGAGAAGCTTTAAATTCTCATTTACATTATTAATTATGTAGTCATCAGGCATACAGTCTTTTGGATTCACTACAATAGGAATGCGAGAGAACTCTTCAGGAAGGGCTGGAAGATTATCATCTTTAAGGACTACAGCTAGATGCGTTACACCACCATCTCTAACACCGTCTTGAGAAGGGAGAACTTTAATCCTCCACTTTTTACCATCGTCATTAATTTGTTTTGTAATATCTGTAATTACAAAGTTAGTACCACAACCGTCATCATCAGGTTTCTTACCCTGCATATCTTCTGAAAAGAAATCATCAAAGACTACAACATCAGCTGATGTGTTTAGCCAATCACTTTTAGTTGTCTCATATGAATGTCCACCATCAATATAAATTAAATCTGCTGATGGAGACAAAGCAGGTACAGTTTTATTAGTGTCACCTTTATGAAGGGTGAAGTTAAATGTCTTACCATCTTCTGCTACTTTAGCTTGATACTCTTTAAGCCTATTACCTACAGCTTCGACTGTGTTATGTGCTTTAGTATTAAGTTCTCTTTTGTCACTCTCTTCTGTAGCTTCTTCAAAAAGATCAAAGCCAGTATACGTAAATTCTTTATTGCCAGTAGAGAAGCTTGCTTCAGCCATCTGAATAGCTCTACCACCGTTCCATGTGCCAGTTTCTACAACTGATTTAGCTTTGTAATGCTTAACAATTTTAAGCAGCTGACCGTATCGTTTAGGTCCATTTATATCAGGAGCTACAGCATTAACATCTGAGATTAAGTTTTTCTTATTACCTTTAAAATGAATCATCCATTGTGATAGAGGAGACACTCCAAATGCGTCTAAGTCTTTTACATCAGGCGTAAGATTGTGTACGTTAGTTCCATGTGCTTTATAGATATTAAGTAGACGCTCAAAGATAAAACCATCATGCCATTCACGATAGCTGAGTACTTCTCCACTCATATAAGCCCCACGTAAATCTGCAATAAATCTAATAGCATTTTCTCTATTTAAATTAAACCCTACAAAAGAAGTTTCACTATAATCAGTAGCAGTACGTCCTAAATGTACGAGTGATACTTTATTATTAAGATAAGGTTTAATATCTTTAGCACTAAAAGGTTTAGTGGTGACGGTATCCGCATCAATCCAAACCATCCAACCAGCTTCAATAGATTCTTCAGCCATGTCGAATGCTTGTTCGGATAGTGCGAATACCTTATGGCACCATTTTATAGCATCCAGTCTCCAGTTATAGGAACCGGACATGTTGCCATCATGTTTTTTAAAAGTTTCTCGATAGTCTAAAAGGTCTTCAAGTTCATTTAGATTACGAAAATGTATCCTGTCACTAACAACTGGATTATACTTATTAATGTCAAAATCGTGATAAAAACAGACCAGACGCAAGTCTTCAGCCCAAAATTTATGGACTGCTTCAAGCATTTGTTTACCATATTTATTGTATCCTTCTTCGTTTAATGATGTTACAAATGTGATCTGATTTTTCATAGTGTTTTCATTGCCTCTTTGTGAGTTAATTTAAATTGATACGCTTTCCACTCATGCGTATATGTAGCATCAATAGGTCTATAAGGTTTCCAATCTGAAAATTGAGGTCCACCAGTAGTAAAGTGAACATTCTTTGCGTTGATATAATCAGGAGACCAGTTATCAAGCCAGTTCCATTCTTCACCAATCTTTCCAATTTGTTCGTACTCTAGCCATCCAAAAGCATGTAACCAGCTTCCAGTTTTAACTGATACGTCATCTACTGTGATAAGTTTGTTAGCATCATGACTGCAATTAAACACCATGAAACTAGACCAGTTTTTTCTATTATAGCTTTCTTGAATTTGTCCATCCATCTTTCTTACAGATTTAGGATTGTAATTATGAGGGACAGTCCAGACAGCTGAGTCATCTTTACATATCGTGTCAAAGAGTTCCCATATATCAGAACGCAACATCATGTCACAATCCATAAATAGTGCCAACCCTTCGTATTGATTAAGGGCTGGCACCAAGAAACGAGTGAATGAAAATTCAGTTGAGAAAGGTTTGTTGTCAAAGCAATCGTACTTTTGATCCCCTACATTATAATGACTACGTTTAAATAAACCTGCTCTTCGTAAAGCTTCTTGCTTTAGAGGAACAATGTTAATTGGTTTACTTGCATGTTTTTTAATTGAAGCTACAGCTACTTGAAAGGCTGAATCTTCTTTAACATCATAACCAATATAAATTGTAGGAGGTTTAGAGTACATACTTAGACAGCTTCCCGTTCTTCTTTAGTATTGTCAAGTTTATTGGAAGCGGTATAATAATCTTCAATCCCTTTACGGGTTTCTTGTAGTTGTTTAATCTGATTATCAATCACTTTAAGTGACTGCTCTTTTTGTTTTTCTTGCCAATCTTTCATAGTTGAATCAGATACAACGTAGACAGATGGACGAGTCAGATAAGAATTAAAAACATCATCTAGATAGTGTTTCGTAAACATAATTTTCTCCTTAATTAAAAGCAAGTTAAAATGTAGACCCTTTATGGCATCTACTTCCATCTTGGATTATATACTATATTGCACTGCGAAGTCAAGCTATTTCTTTTAATATAGTTTCATAACTTACAGGCCAGTATTTTTTAATAATCTTAGCTATCATCTTAGCAATCTCTCTTGTCTCCTGTTGTGTGTCAGGCTTTAAACGTAGTTTCAACATATCTAAGAAGGCTCCTAACGTACCACTCCAGTACCACTCAGTATAAACTGATTGTGGTAAGACCATACGTGCTTGTTCAGGACACACACCATCAGCAAGCATGTTCGTGTAACATTGATAGGCATACTGATAAGCTGGATTAAGAGAATACTCTACCGTATCAGAACTGCTTCCCTGTTTCTTATCTTCTGCACGTTGACGTAACGGAGAAGGATTATAAAATTCTGGTGGACTATCTACATAACGTCTACTTATTTCATTCCACGGCATAAACTTATGCTTAACTAACTGACGAGCTACAAAGATAGGAGCTTTAACACGTACAGTTAAGAAGGCATGATTGAACGGTGATGTGTGATCGTGATCTGAAAGATACTTGATTAGTTTTTTATCTTTATCAGCTAATTGGTTGTCTGAAATAAAATCACTTTCTTTATCAAAGGAAACTCGCGCTGCGTTAACAACGCTTAGATCACTTCCGCAATGCTGTATGTAATCAACCTTCATTTAAAATAAACCTTTCTATTAGATCACGTATACCTTTACAATAATAGTGTTTTCTGTTCCGGTTACGTCTGTTTACTAGATTAGCCCAGCGTTTTGTTGTATATCTATAATCATAGGCTTTATACTCTTTTGTTGGATGTTGTATGTAAAGCGCATAATTCTTATGTTCGTACTCTAACCCATATTCATCCAGAATTTGCATTGCTTCATCTGATGTTTCAATATACGTCTTATTTTTAAAGTCACTCATATGTATAATCCTTATGTGGAATGCCATAGTATTCAATCATAACTCGTGCAGCTTCTTCTAGTTCATCAGAGTTTTCCATATGATCTCTTTCATCTGTACTAAGAGTGTATAATAGTCTTTTCATTGATTTAACAATAATTGACTCTTCATAATCTTCAAATGTTATTTCTTGTTCATTAAACATATTTATTTCCAATTTGGTCCTTCTATCCATGCTGTTGTTGAATATCTTTGTCCACTTATAACTTTAGAAGCTTCGTGTGTAATAAAAGATGGGAAGATTACTGCACATCCTTTTCGTAACTTCAAAGGAATCGGATCAGTATCTAAAGGATATAGAATAAACTCTCCACCTTCATATTCTTCAGGTTCTGTTAGCCACACCATAGCTGTTATCTTTCTTTGAGTATTTCGATTTGACGGTGGAAGAACATCTATATGTGTAACATAAAAGTCACCTGCTTCATATTTTAAAGCTTGAATGGACTCTACTTGTTTAATATCAAAATTCCATTTACATAATTCATTCATGTGTTTAGCTGCATGAAAGTATATGGTTGATAATAAAGTATCAGTAGGAAGAAAGCAGAGTTGAGTTGACCGTACATTTTCTTGTAATTCAGATTGATTATTACTAAGTACAGTTGCTCTTCGCTGCTCCTTCTCTACAGAAAATAAATGACTTTCTAGACTGTTAATAATATCATTACATTGATCGTCTTGTAAAAATTTATCAACTGTTATAAAAGGCATTTTAATCATAATTTAAATCTCACATACACCAGCAGTACAAGCTAATTCTTGTGACGACGTAGTATTGTCATCGAACTCTTCATACTTGCTGTAGTCAATGTCTGGCATCATAGCCGCTAGTTCAGCGTACTTATCCTTATCAATCTCTTCGTAAGGAGCTTGAACATAACTGTGGGAATCGTCTTCTTTAGGTAAGAAAGCAATACCACATACTTCATCCCAATTTTTAAATACCCACTGACCTACATCCATCCACTCGTCTTCTCCAACGTAGATTGTAACTGATGGGTTGTGATCAGTCCAGTGTGTCCGATATTTAAGCCATAGATCAAGATGATCAAGAGCAGAGATATCATGACGGGACATTGCCCCTTTATCTGAAGCAATAGGAAAAGAGAACACATAGTTCTGTTTGTTATAGACATCGATCTCATAAGGCATACCACTGTCGATCATCCACTTAGCTAGTGGATCAGTAACGTCAGCACGAACCCGTCTGATGTAGTGATGAGCATAACGTGGATGAATACCACTACCGCTGTTAACTAACTGAGAAACAGTACCAGAAGGTTTAACAGTTGTGATGGCAGCTGAAGGGGGAATGCCTAAAGCTAAAGCAATCTCTTCGTTTACCTCCCTACAGAATGACCGTAGTTCACTAAGAAAAGAAGGATCAGGATCATACGTTAGTTTGTTATCATAGATGCCTGTAAGGGATACGCCCAGTAGACGCTCTTCTTCACTGTTGTCTTTCCATTTCTTAGACAAGTATTTAAAATCAGTTAGTGCAGATTGGAACGTACCAATGATAGCTGCAATACGTACCTTCTCTTTGATAGTCTTCTTAGTGTCATGCGGTCTAACTACAACCTCACTAAGGTTACAGAACTGTTTAGAGCGTAGTGAAATCTCTCCACATGGATTAGTACCAAAGTCGTACTCTGTCTTCCTGTTGATCTCAGCCGCTTTGTTTACAGCTGCTTCTCTATTGAAAATGCCACGTTCACCACTCTTAGATTCATACAATGAAGTCCATTCACGAAGGAATGTTCCCATGTCTGGTTTACTAGTAAAAGCAATTGAGTTATTAGCATAACTACGATTTACATTTTCATTAAACCAACTGCCCATCTTAGCATGACGCATCCTGTCATCACTTAGATTAGACAGTGAGATCATAGCTGATCGACGTACACCACCTACAACTACAGCGGCTGCAACAGCACACATAACATCGTGACACTCTAAGCTTGAAAGCTTACGTCCAGCTGCCTTATAAAAAGTAGAGGTAACAAAACGAAACAAGTTATCCAATGGGTCAGGTCCACTAGCACGTCCACCAAATGTCTTTAGACGGCTACCAGCTGGTCTGATCTTACTTAAATCCCATGTAGGATGTTCACCTGCATATAGTCTAGCTATTAATTGACGTAGACCTTTAGCCCACCCTTCCTTACTGTCAGCAACTACAATAGTTTCTTCAGTACGTTGAATGGTAGGAACTTCAGGCATCTTCTCAACTGCATTACGCTCAACGCTAAAGCCTACA